GCCAGTAGGCAGGTTGTTGGAGCGCAGGATCTTGATGCCAGCGATGCTGACCAGACCGTCACCGTTCTGCAAGGAAGTACCAACCACGTCGCGGTTGATCAGTGCAGCGTCAACCTTAGTAATCAGGTCATAGTAGCTAGCGGGAGGGAGAATCGCAACACGTCCTTCAGCAGGCACGTTGGTCTCATCGAAGCGAGTAGCTGCTGCGAAGAACGCATCAACCATCTTCTGAGCGTGACCAGAAGTACCTTGGATGTTAGCGTTGCCGATCTCAATACGAGCACCAGCAAACTGACCATCCACAGCGCGACCCTGTTGGGAAGCAATAGCAGCAGCACGGAAGATTTTTTTATCGTATGCATTTGCGAGGCTGTAGCCAAGCTTGCGTGCGATTTCACCGCGCAGATCATAGTGAGCCAGAATTTCGTCAAGGTCATCAACGAAAGTCGAAGCGATCAGCAGGTCATCCATGATGATCGTTTTCTCGGCCACGTCAAGCTGGTTAGCATTGCCACTAGCTTCAACGTTTTCACCAAGAATCGCCTTACCAGGAGTATGGTAGTAAGCATCCAGAACGCCGGTGAAGATGAACTGCATCGATTTGCCGTTTTTAAGAGTACGGCGGGTGCAGAGATCTCGGGCGATAGTTTTGTTCTGATAAGCCTTGAACAGCTCACCGCTGAACAGCTTCAGATACGTAGAATATTTGCCGGTTTGGATACCAGCGTCATAGCCTTGGGTGCTAGAATTATACCCAAGGGATCCAGTCAGTGCAGGCGTTGCACCATACAGACCGGATACAACTTGATCGGACATTGTATTGTGTTAAAAGAAGGTTTACGTTTACCTTCAAGCGCTTGAAGTATTCAATTTGTATTGTGGTCTATCCCACCGTCTAGACGGCAGCAAGGTATCCGCGTACGGGCTTGATGCCAATGCAAGGGAGGTCCGACTCTGAGGTGCCTCCCAAGCTGTTAAATAAAGTAGCCCATACTAGTGGGCCGTTTCTCTAGCTGTTTCTGTTTGAACCTTGTATACATACGCTCTGCCTCTTCAGCCCTTCGATCGTAATGAGGAACGCTTGGTTTGAAGTAGGTGCGAGTAAAGTATTCAGATGCTTCAGAAGCTGAACCAAAGCGATCGGGATTATCGAACGCTCTAGTATAACCAGACAGTGATGCACCGTTTGGATCATGTTGTCCACCATACTCTTGTGCAAAGTAAAGTAGTTGAGTACTCATAAGGTTAGGATCTAACCCAGTTCTCATCCACGATTCTCTTTGCGCATCGTATGCTTTCCTACGCGGTCCAGTGTATTGTGATAAACCACGACCAGCAGCGTAGCCACGCTCAACCACATCCAATTGCATGAGGTTGGGGTCACCGGTCTCAACAGCCCAAGAGCCTAAGAGACCAGCCGCTGCTTGTGCGCTGAATGGTCGTGGGATTCTGCCACCAGAGTCTTGAACAACTTGAGGTGACATCAAATACGTAAAAGCCGCATCGATGTTTCTGTAATCCTGTTGGGATATTTGTGGAGGTTGTTGTTCAGGCATGGTAGCATAAAGGACAAATTCTATCAACTGTAAACTTTGTTTTTAACAAGATAGGTAACGCCGCGATACTTCAGCTTGGCTTGTTTGTCAGCGGCCTTCTGCTCTTTGAGTCGAGCTTGCAGTTCAACATTAGGCATGTTAATCTCCATTGAAGTATCACACCCCCGTTCCATGGTGTGAGTGTTATGCGTCCAGCATGTAAGTCTCCTCTAAGAGTACACGTTGCAGACTATCTTTTAAATACTCATAGTATTGCTGCTCCACTGGGTCTCCACCTGGCCAATTTTTGTGGGCAAAGGTGACAGCCTTGTGGAGCATCCGTAAAGAGGTGACTGTAAATTGTAGCTCGTAGATGCTTTCTTCCATGTTGGATGAACGTACGTTACTTAGAAGGAATATTTAAACCCGGCTTTAGTCCCAACTCCAAGCCCTTCGACTTCGAGACCTTCAGAGGTGATAGCAGAGACTTCGCCATAGGCGGAGAGACGCTTAGTAACACCGACATTCAGGCCGACTTTACCAGAGGCAGCGCCAACTTGCTCAGCATCATCCGGGAAGGACACAGCAGGTCCACCCTGAATATACCAGCTGGAGTTAGAACCGAGAGCATTCTCATAACCCACATGGGTTTCGAGCAGAGCACCTTGGTAGTCCTCACCGGACCAACCTTGGTTTGCTTCAACGTTCACATAGACACCAGCTGCAGCGGGAGCAGCGAAGGCAAGAGTAGAGATAATAAGGAGGGCGTTTTTCATTTCTTTTTAGTAGATTTCTTTTTAGCGTTTTCTGCAGCTTTCATCCCCGCTGCAGTGTAGGGATATTTTTTTCCACCAACTTTAGGCATTACTTTTTCTTAGCAGTTTTTGCAGATCGTTTAAAATTGGCTGCCGTAGGAGCACCTTTGCTCCCAGGCTTTCTCATTTTTTCACCACTACCTTCAGCAATACGTTTGCGTTTGGCGTGGATGTTTGCATACAATCCTTGTTTAGCCATTACCAGATACCTGGAATAAGTTGACCAGTTACAGCATAGGAGCCGATCGCAGCGATGACTCCCAGCATAGCCAGGCGCCCGTTAAGGCGCTCAGCTTTTTCGTTATGTGGGATAGAGTTTTCGTCGATGTACATGCGGGGTTCGATAGGCCAGATTTGTGTGTCGTTCATTAAGCGATAGCGGGTGCAGTGAGAGCAATGGGAGTGGACTCAGCAGCTGCCAAGTCAAGCGGGAAGTTGTGAGCATTACGCTCGTGCATAACTTCCATACCCAGACCTTGACGATTAAGTACGTCTGCCCAGGTGTTGATTATTCTACCTTGAGAATCTTGAATGCTTTGGTTAAAGTTGAAGCCATTAAGATTGAAAGCCATGGTCGAAACGCCAAGAGCAGTGAACCAAATACCAACAACAGGCCAAGCAGCAAGGAAGAAATGAAGGCTACGTGAATTATTGAAAGATGCATACTGGAAGATCAAACGACCAAAGTAACCATGTGCTGCTACAATATTGTACGTCTCCTCCTCCTGGCCAAACTTGTAACCTTTGTTGTGAGACTCGATTTCAGTAGTCTCACGAACCAGAGAAGAAGTAACAAGGGAACCATGCATAGCTGAAAACAGACTACCGCCAAAAACGCCAGCGACCCCAAGCATATGGAAAGGGTGCATAAGAATGTTATGCTCAGCCTGGAATACCAACATGTAGTTGAACGTGCCGGAGATTCCCAACGGCATTCCATCAGAAAAAGAGCCCTGTCCGAAAGGGTAGACAAGGAATACAGCTGTTGCAGCAGCGACTGGTGCAGAATAGGCAACACAAATCCAGGGCCTCATCCCAAGTCGGTAACTAAGTTCCCATTCGCGTCCCATATAAGCGAAGACGCCAAGGAGAAAGTGGAAGACAACAAGTTGGTATGGTCCTCCGTTGTAGAGCCACTCACTAAGCGAGTTGGCTTCCCAGATGGGGTAAAAGTGGAGCCCGATTGCGTTACTAGAGGGTACGACGGCTCCTGAAATGATGTTGTTTCCATAGAGGAGTGCTCCTGAAACTGGTTCTCTAATTCCATCGATGTCTACGGGAGGTGCAGCGATAAATGCAATGATAAAACAGGTTGTTGCGGCAAGCAACGTTGGGATCATCAAGACCCCAAAGTGTCCAACGTAAAGTCGGTTGTCAGTACTTGTCACCCAGTTGAGATAGTTATCCCACAGTGATGACTGCTGACGTGTAGCAATAGTAGCAGCCATTTATTTAAAAATTAGAATTCAAGGTTAGGGGAGTTGGCAAGTTTGTTCATAACATCGTTACGATAAGCAGGATCATTCTCATACTTAGGATCGTTCATGTCACGAATCAACTCTTGCTGACTCCGATAAGATTGATTATTTATAGCTTGGCGACCGGTCAAGGTGTTACCATCTTGGCCATTGGCGTCAAAGTAACGTTTGGCAACTGCATCCACTGCCATGTTGATTTGGGTCACATTTGCTGAATCAATGATTTGATCAAATTGTTGGATTTCTTCTGGAGGAAAGACTGATGCTGCCCACCTCATCATCTGTTCGTACTGTTCTTGTCCACCAACTCTACCAACAACGTCGTTAATTTGTTGGTCGGAAAGATCAGCCGGAGCTTCTGCGTTTTCAAAGAAAGCTTTGATCAGTTCTTCTTTTGAAACATCGTTAAAAGCTTCTGCGTTAAATTGTTTTTCGTTTGTGTAAGCCTCAAATGCCTCAGCCAGTTTGTCTCCAACAGAGGATGGTTGTTCAAACTGTTGTTGCTGTTCAGGTTGTTGAGGTGTTGGGTTTTGCTCACTAAATTTAGATTGCAATTCCAAATAACCACGTTCGAGATCCTCTGCGGATTTATATTTACCAGCCAGAAGCTGGTTCTCAGCTTGAGCAAGTTGCTCACCAATTTCTAGTGAGCTAGCTTCATCAGCTGCTTGAGCTTCTGACTGTTCAGCAGGTACACTGCCATCAAATTGTAGTTCAGACATTGGGGCGAGTTACTTTAATATTTGGTTTGACTTTTCCATCCACAGTAATCGTTTTAGCTTCTTCAGATTTCTGTGGATTCGGGGAGGTCTTCGGCGTCACCTTCCTGGGGTTCTTGGATGTTCTCATTTTTGGAGGGATCGAGTAGTGGAGCTTTGGCTAGCTGTCCAGCCTGTTGCAGAATTGTCATGTCCTGCTGCTGTTGCATAGCTGCCTCTTGCTCTTGCTGCATCTGATCCATAGACTTAACCAGGTTAAGAACGTCGATGCCTTGTGCGGCTGCGAGGCGTTTAATAGCTTCGTCAGCGTTAACGAAATTGACCAGTGCTTCAGGTCCAAGTGTGGCTGCAATAGTTTGCAGGAACATAGTCAAGGATTGTTGATCTTGACCACGACCAAGACTATTAATGCCAGCAACAATAGTTGGATTAACAATATCTTTGGGGTAGCGTGGTAGCTCACCGGTACGTTGAAGTACCAGCAGTTTACGATTAAGATAAGGGACTAGGAACTCTACAGTCAGCAGGGAGAATAGTCCCCCAAGGGATGATTCGAGTTCGAGTTGGGTCAATCTGATCTCTTCGGCTGTGACGCGTTCCGCTTGCCGTGGATTCATTACTAGGAATGCTTCCAGTAGCCTACGTTCGTAGTCACCAATCATGGCAGCAGCGGTAGAGAAGTCCATTGACTTCCCAACTTGCACCACACCGATGTCATCAGGACGGCCTGCAATGATAGCACCATTGCCAGCAGCGGCTAGTGCCTGCGGCTTGGTCATGCTGCTTGGGGAAACCGTGAACACCACCTTAGCAGCTGCAGCGCTGCCTTCGACCAGTGCTTGTGACAGTGCATCAAGTGACTTGAAATCGCCCAGGAATTCACCCACGCGTCCACGTCCATAACTCTCACCGTCAACAGTATTGAATCTCAATGCGAGCCAGGGAGATGCATCCTTAGGAGCTTTACCTTGGCTACCAGGAATGATTTGATCATAAGCTTCCTGGTGCCACACCCAACGGTTGCCTTGCAGCACTACGTGAGTGTACACTTCACATTCTTTTTCATAGGACACACTGTTGTCAGTGTCCCCGTTCATTTCTCTTGCTTGTTGTGCCTTAGCTTTAAAGTTATCAGGCAGCAAGTCTTCATGGATCAGTTCTTTTGTGACAATCTCTATCACATTTCCGTTGCCGTCTCTGTCTATGACATAACGGTTGAGCGGGTAGTGTTTGACACCAGCCTTACCCATAAACAACAACGCGTTACCGCCCACAACAAGGTGTTTGATTGCTTGGTGAATCGTGACACGATCACTGGATGCAGCAATGCTATCCATCACCATGCGTTCCATCTTAGCAAAGCTTAGATCAAGTTCGGATCGTACCTCAGCTGGGAGCTCATCTCCAAGCTTGTCGTCACGAATCTGGAACTTAAAGAATGTGGTTTGTGGTGGTAACAAAGCAAGCATTAGTTTACTTGCCAGAGTTACCACGCACTTAGCACCAACACTTTGCCAGGGAGTTTTAACCTTGTTAAATGTAGTACGAGTTACGTCATCAA